CGTCGACAAATAATTCTTAGAATCAGTATGCTGAACTTCATAAAAGTTATGCAAACTAACTTCATCTTACCACATTCTTCAGCCCTATCCTGGGCTGGACGACTGGTATCGTCCTCAATAACATGGACAAACTATGTTGGTCAATTCTTGTATTTTCCTGTAGAATGCATCCAACATCTCACTGCCCACAACCTCTTACTGAGTGTTGGATATCGGCAACTTAGCCCATACAACCCGATGCGTACAGCATTGTTTTATATGGCCATCCTCCTACTGGGAATAGGAAGCCTCCGACACATAGTCAGGAAGGCACGTTACTATGCGTCTATCCTGACAAATGGAAACGCTTCCCCCATCTTGCACAGAACACTAAATAAACTTCAAGTCCCCAAACTCAAGGTGGACAAGCGGAATGGCCATCCAATTGGCGCCGCACGAAGAAGAGCAGCCAACCTCATGGTAGAGGAGCTTGCATCTAAATGTGATCTGACCACATATTCCATCGCTAAATCCAATACTGACCATGGGCTCGGATCGAGGATCCTCTATAATAGAAAAGACCTATCCACCTATAAGAAAATGTCAGATGATCCAATACCTCCAAATGTCCTATTCAAAATGACCGACGTTGACCATTTCGTCCCCAAAGGCGAAATCGCCAACTACGTCGAACAAGGACCCGTCATCATGTACGGATGGGAAACGAGTGCTGCTGGCTTCAAGCAGGACGAAACTTCCGTAACATACGAAGGTGATGAATGGGTATTCCACACCCCAGGATCGGATACCTTCAGACACCAACTCTGGAACTATAACAGCGAAGAAATTGGAATTACTCAACTTAAATACAAGTTGACTCGGTTTACACTCTTTTGTGCCCTCGCACTATTAGTGAACTACTTAAGACCGATGCAAGATCATCTCTTTGGCTCGTACTGCTGGGGAGAACAGTCCTACCACGCCTCTTTAGCGTGGTGGAACGCTAGCATTAAATGGATGCTACCGGACGTGACCTATCAAGGTTTCACCTATGCCATCCCGGCCCCCTCTTGGGCCGCGGAGTTCACCTACACCATTCCGTGGGTGGAGAAATGCCG